CTTTTTAAAAAATAATAGAAAACAAGTTACATGAAACGAAATCATTGGCATACTGCTGGAAGTAAAAAACGACAAGCAGCTTATAAATACGGTTATAAATCAGGATTAGAATTAACTGTAGCAGAACAAATAAAATCTAACGCATATGAAGTTTGTTACGAAACTGAAACACTTCATTATATAGTACCCGAATCAAAACATAAATATACTCCAGATTTTGTGTTTACGAAACGTGATGGAACATTAATGTACATTGAAACAAAAGGTCGATGGACTGCAGTTGATCGCAAAAAAATGAAACATGTATTAAAGTCAAATCCAGATATTGATATAAGAATGGTGTTTCAAAATCCCAATCAAAAGATATCTAAAGCCAGTAAAACAACATATGAAGCATATGCAATCAAGCTAGGTATTCCCAACGTAGCAAAAAAAGAAATACCAGTAGAATGGATGCAAGAATGCTTGAAACCAGGTGAAGAAGCACAAGATCCGAAACGTTTTTTCGAATAAGGTTTGATTTGTGAAAAAAAAATAATATATTCATTAAAATGATGTTAATTATTTAAAATGATTGATTCAGTCTTGGATCGATCGTTAGACCAGAAATGGAGTGTATGTGTCTAACCAATATTAATATATAATATATATAATAATAATTAATTGGATTAATTGGATATATTACAGTAATTTTCTATTATATATTATATGCAAAATCTCAAGTTATTACAGTTACTAGAATCAGTACTAGGAAAAGGTAAATCAACATCAGGTAATAACGTTGCATTCTTCTCTCCATTTACTTCACATTATAAACCTAAATTAGAAATAGACATCAACACAACGAGTGACGGTCAAAATGCTTGGCATTGTTGGATATCTGATAAAAAGGGAAGAAGTATCAATAGTTTATTCAAACAAATGAACTTGGGTAAACAATATTTCGAACAATTATCTAAAATAATTCAATCAGCAAAATACAAGAATTTTGATACAGAAGAGAAAGTTATTGAGGTAATTGCATTGCCAGAAGATTATAGACCATTATGGAAACCAAAGAAAACTCCAGATTTTAGAAATGCAATGTCATATCTTAAAAAACGAGGAGTAACAATATTTGATATATTAAAATATAGAATTGGATATTGTGAATCTGGAGAATACAGCGGCAAAATTATTATTCCTAGTTATGACTGTACAGGTCAATTAAATTATTTTGTAAGTAGAGCTTATTATGAAGCAGATAAATACAAACATAAAAATCCTAAAATATCAAAAGACATTATTGGATTTGATTTAACTATTAATTGGGAAGAGCCAATTGTATTATGTGAAGGATCATTTGATGCAATTGCAATCAAAAGAAATGCAATACCATTATTTGGTAAAATAATTCAACCAAATTTGCAAAAGAAAATTATTGAAAAGCGTGTTAAAGACATTTACATATGTTTAGATGAAGACGCAATTCGAAATGCATTATCAATCGCAGAAAAATTCATGGGCGAAGGATTAAATGTATACTTTATAGAACTAAAAGAACAAGATGCATCGGATTTAGGATTCCAACGCATCACTGAAATTATTGAAAATACCGGAGTCATGACATTTGAAAAACTAATGCAACTCCAAATGGGATTATTATGGAAATAACAAAAATACCAAGTAAAATACAGAATGCTGATAAAATTTATCATATTTCTGATGTTCATATTCGCACATTAAAAAGACATCGTGAATATAGACACGTTTTTGAAAACATGTTTAATCATATCAATCAAACTAAAACAGAAAATAGTATTGCAGTGGTTACTGGGGATATTGTGCATAGTAAACTGGATATGTCGCCTGAGTTGATACGAATGCTTACTGACTTCTTTCGTGGATTTAATATTCCTACAATTGTAATTTTAGGTAACCATGACATGAACTTAAACAATCTATATCGTGAAGATGCATTGTCGCCGGTATTGGATATGATAAAAAATGATAATATTGTTTTTATTAAAGATAATGGTGTATTTGATTTTGCCGGCATAACATGGAATCATATGGCGGTAGATGTAGAACCAGCACAATATATTAATGGTAACGACATTAAAACTGACAACATAAAGATTGCATTACATCATGGTGCCGTTCATAATGCAAAAACTGACATTGGTTATGAAATATCAAATGAACATGTAACTACTGAATTATTTAATGGTCACGACATGACATTGTTAGGAGATATACATAAGCCAGCTCAATTCTTAACAGACACTATTGCATATCCTGGATCATTGATACAACAAAATCATGGAGAAGCATTAGATCATGGAATATTAATTTGGGACGTTAAAACACAAAAGGCTGATTTTGTAGAAATACATAATGACTATGGATATGTTACCATAGAAACCGATGGACCTAATATAATTAAGTCGCCACACCGTATGCCCAATAAACCTCGTATTAGAATCAAGTTTAACGAAACTAGTGCGTCTGATATGAAAAAACTAGTTACAACAATACGTAAAAAATATAATGTACAAGACATAACAATACAAAGAACCATTGCAGCAAAACACGAAACAAATGCAAATTCAATTACAATTGGCAATGTTCGAGATGTTGAGTATCAAAATACATTATTAACTGATTTTATTAACGTTAAATTTCCAACGGCAACACCAGATGAGTTAGACGCAATACGACATATTAACAGATCCATTAATTCAAAATTACCTGCAGTAGAATCTGTAAGGCATATAACATGGCATCCGGTTTCATTTGAATTCGAAAACATGTTTTCATATGGAGAAGGTAATCGAGTTGATTTTAATAAAATGAGTGATGTCTGTGGTTTATTTGCATCAAATACTAGTGGTAAATCATCTTTATTAGACGCAATAACATATACTATATTTGATAAATGTAGTAAAACTAGTAAAGCACATGAAGTATTAAATAATAAACAAAGTTCATTTAAAGGTATTTTTAAATTTAAAATGAATGATGTGTTATATACTATTGAACGTGTTGGTAATAAAAAGAAAGATAATCATGTTAAGGTAGATGTTAATTTTTATACTGAAACTGAAAACTTAAATGGTGATGAGCGTAGTGATACTAATAAAAGTATTCGCCGTTATCTAGGAACATATAATGATTTTATATTAACTGCATTTTCTTTACAAGCAGATAATAATAATTTTATAGAAAAATCACAACGAGAGAGAAAAGATCTATTATCACAGTTTTTAGATATAACAGTATTTGAACAATTATATCATTTAGCTACTGATGAAATTAAAGAAACGTCTGGTAGATTAAAAGCATTCAAGAAAACAGATTTTGCTGAAACTATTACATCAGCTGACATTGTTATTAAAGATAATAGCAAACTAATAAAAGATATAAATAAAAAAGAATCAACAAATCAGGATTTAAGAAATAAACTGCAAGAAGATATATTGCAATTAATAGAAACTAAACAACCTACTAGTTATGAAGGTGATGATATTAGTATATTACAAGAAACAGAAACTGATTTAATAGATAAAATAGAAACATTACAAACAACAATTGACGAAACTGAACAAATAATAACAAAATATCAAGACAAAATTGATAATATATCTGAAACAGTTAAAACACAAAATTATAATGTACAAGACTTAAAAGATAAAGTTCAGCAATTAACAGACACTGAATTCCAACTAGATGATTTACAGGATGATCTGAAAAAACAACAAAGGATTGTAAATGATAAGCAAACAAAAATTGAACATCTCGAAACACACGAATATGATCCAGATTGTAAATACTGTGTCTCTAACGTTTTTGTGCAAGACGCAATACAAGCAAAGGACGAGATTAATCAAGATAGAGAAATATTAAATAATATTCAGAATAATATTGATGCAAAAAATACAATAATAGACAAGTTAACTGTAGCTAAAACTGATCTTACAAATTATAATAATTCAATTGACAATATTGAGTTATATAAAAATAAAATAGAACTACATGAACTACAACTTCAAATTCACGAAAATGATCTTCAAACAAAAGAATCAGAATTAGAAAATAATATAGAACGACAAGAGCTATTTAAACGTAATGAGTCTGCTATACAACATAATATTGAAATAGATAATAAAATTACTACATGTAAGTCTGAAATTGACAATGTAACAAAAAAGATTAAAAAATTACAAGATCAGATAAAAACGAATCATGGGGAAATTGAGGTAGCTAAAACAAAAAGAAAAACTGCATTAGAACAATTGGAAATATACCGACAATTAGAAATTGAATATAAAGCATATGAATACTATTTGAAATCCGTAAAACGTGATGGTATTCCATATGACTTAATATCCAAAGCAATACCAAAAATTGAAACTGAAATAAATAATGTTTTAAATCAAGTAGTTGATTTTAATATGGTTATGAATACTGATGGTAAAAATATTAACGGTTATATTATATATGATGAAGATAATTATTGGCCATTAGAATTAACGAGTGGTATGGAGCGTTTTATATCTAGTTTAGCAATTAGAATTGCACTTATTAATGTGTCTGCATTACCTAGACCTAATTTTATTGCAATCGATGAAGGTTGGGGAAGTTTAGATGCTGAACATATTGCATCGGTCGCAAATCTATTTGATTATTTTAGAACTAAATTTGATTTTTCAATTATTATATCACACGTTGATACTATGCGTGATATGGTAGACAATCTAATTGAAGTAAACAAAACTGACGGATATAGCCAGATTCTACACATTTGATATTTATATATAAAGTGTAAATTATCAATGGAACGTAAAGAAGCTGTATATCAAGGTTTAGAATTTATACCGGTTTTGTATGAAGATAAATCTTTAACATCTCCAGAATACTTTCAAATATCAGAATTTCCAACCAGATTAACTGCCGGTAAAAATTTATTTAAATTACGAGGCCATCCAACTAATTTAAGAACAGGAGGTGCATTAGGGTTTGAAGTTTTAGATTATAATGGTGATCCTATATATTCTGAAGTTGTTGACTATATCGATGAAGATAAAAGTCGTGTTATTGCAATTTATATTTATGAAGAAACCTCTCCTGGTGATTGTACCATTACTTTAGTAGCAGATGCTGCTACAATAGAAAATAATCCAACACCTCCTGATTGGCAAAACAAAGTCAATGTCAGGTGGTCACGTACAGTGCCTGTTAATCCAATGGTTGCTAATGTTTCTGAAATTATATTTGACCAATTACCAACAGTTATCGTTAAAGAGCAAATTGGAGTGCAGTTAGATAGACAATATGCAACAACACAATTTCCAATATATAATACCGGACGAGTAAGATTCTTTTCACTGAATAATCAACCAGCAATAGAATTAATCGGTGGAGAATTAGAATCTGATATGCAAAATGGAACACTCACAGTTTCATCACCAACAAATCCAACTCCTACACCAGCGTATCCGATTAGTACAACGGCGTATACATCAACAATAAAAAAGATATTAACTCCAACTACAGCATTGTTAGATCAAGAATATACAGTGTATAGTAGCCAAAGTATTTTTCCGCATACATATAATTCATTTGATGCATCTGCATATGCTATATCATATGAAGCAACTCCAACATATGTTGAAACTGAAAATTCACAATCCTTTGCATATATTCAAATAGAAGGTTTAGAACCAGCAACTGGTGACATTAGCCGCACAAAAATATATACTAATAATAAAGGAACTGTAGGAACATGGGATCTTATTAATGATGTTGAATTAGAAGAAACAGAAATATTTGTGCCTAGCACATCATCATTATTACCAGACGTTAGCATAGGAACATTTGTAACACAGAGCACGATTGACACATATTGGGAAGGTCATTCATATCAAGGTAATATAGAAAGCACCGCTCCAACATTAACTTGGACGACTGCATCGTTAGATAGAGCTGTATTAATAGATAGTGCTACCAATATATCAGCAAATAACAGTGTTTTAACATTTCAAACAAAAAATGCATATAATGGAGTATTTATTGCAACTAGTTCATATAAGGTAACATTTGATGCATTAGGCACACGTAGTAGTGTTAGCAATAATAACGATCCAGTTATCAGTGTTTATATGTCAGGTAGTGCATTTGATTTTGATACAACTGATTTGTTTAATCAAGAATTACCTGTAACGTTAGGTAAACGAATCGGAGAACTACGAGTAACTGCAGATTCGCAAAGATTTGATGATGTTGTGTTTAATTTTGAAACTGACAATGCTGGCCATGGTGCATTAATATTTGTAGTAGAATCTGGTCAATGGCAAATATCGGATGTAAAGACAACAACAGATAATGATGTTGGTTATACTCCTAATTATACTAGAATTAAAACATTTGTAGAAACAACACATAAAATAGATAATCAGATATCATTTAAGGTAGAATATTATAATGTTGATGGTGTTGCAAGTAATCATGTAACATATGTGTATGACAAAGATTGGGAAGGTGGTAACAGATATGTTGATGGTGATTATTCAATGCTTACTGGATCTTTATATGTGGCAAATTCACTAAATAGCGGAGTAGCAATAACAGGTGATACCAGTACTGGATTTATTAGATCATTGGGATATCAAGGATTTGATTCTGGATTTCCCGGATTTTTGCTTTGGAGTGGTAGTGCTCTTGCTGGTCAAACTTCAAAGGGCAGTCCATATAGTGGTGTTGGTTTAGAGTTATATGCAAATACTTCTAGTTATTTTCGATATTCTACTAGCGATAGTGAAATTGATGTTAGAACCGATAAGTTCTTTTTTGGAAATCCTAGCTCATCATTTATAAGTGGTAGCAATGGAACTTTAGAAATATCGTCTAGTAATTTTTCTTTAGATTCAAATGGATTTGTAACAGCAGGAAACTTTGCAGAAAAAGTTATTACTATAGATGACAATAATTCTGGATCATTTTTACGACATTTAAATGGAGCTTCTGAACCTACTGGTTCGGTAAATGCACAAAAAAATATTGTATTTGATGGTTCATTAGGTGGCACTGTTATGATGAATTGTGTTTTAGACGTTACTGCAGGATTCATAATAAAAGACATAGAAGTTGCAAATACAGGTTCTATTACATTTAATAATGTAGATATTATAATACAAACAAAAGGAATGCGATTTGACGATACTACAATAAATTCTAGTACCACTGCCGCATATCCAGCAGCTACATCATAGGAGATTAATAATGGCAAACATTGGTATAACAGGAGGTATAACTTATCAATTTGCAAGAATACAAGGCAATACTATAATATTAGATTCTGATGATCATAGTCATGCAGTAAAGACATTTGCAAATAAAATACACATAACTGGATCAAATGTCCCTACGGTGGCATTACAAGTTGATTTAACTGACGGCGGGTATGCCAGTCTAGCAAGACCAACTACTTCTACTAGTACTACATCAATGCTTTTGTTACAAAATACGACTAACAGCGGTTATTGTTATATGAAATTTCAAGGTGATGACAATTGGTCTATGGGCGTATATAATAATACTACCGCCGATGACAGGCATTTTAAAATCGTTAACAGTGCAGTATTAGGAAATACTAATGATGCTGCACCTGTAGGATTCACAGTGGCTCCTAGGCGCACCGGTGGGGAGATGCCAGTATTTATGCCACATTTGAATTCAGGAGCCGGTACAAATTATTTAAAATATAACACTACCGGTGGAGAATTAACATATCAAACTTCTACGCAAAAAAATAAAAAAAATATTACGTCACCACCTTCAAAAATTTACGATGACATTTTAGCATTACAGCCTAGATATTTTGAAATGAAAGATCCTAATGATAACAAACAATATCTGAGTTTTATTGCAGAAGAAACAGCTGCGGTATCACCTAAGTTTTCGACCTATGCAGAAGATTTTGATTATGATGATACAGGAATAAATAGAAATAAAGAATTGGTTAGTGATAAACTAGTACCAATGGATATTGATGAAAGAGCTATTATTGCTGCATTAGTAGGAAAGATACAAGATTTAGAAAATAGAATAAAAACACTAGAAAACAACTAACGAATATTTATATAAAATGAATAAAACTATAGTACTTTTTCCAGGCGGGTTCAAACCATTAACCGGAGCCCATTTAGCACTAGCAAATCGTTATGCTCAATCTTCCAATGTAGAACGGGTAATAATGTTGATTGGACCAAAAGAACGAGACGGTGTTAGCAGACAAGATACTGCAGAAATCTTCAATCTAATTAATAGCAATCCAAAAATTGTGATGCAACCCACTGATTACAATTCTCCAATTATGGCTGCATATGAATACTTATTTGCATTACCAGAAACAGACAATGGAACATATGCAATGGCGGCATCTAAAAAAGGTGATGATTATGCTCGTACCATGAGTTTTGGAAGTAACGTGGAAAAATACAAAACAGTTGGAGATAAAGGCGGCAGAAAAATGCCATCCGGTATAAAAGTTAATCCACTCGAAATTGATGTAGATCCATTAGCATACGCAGACGGAACACCTATTTCTGCTAGCACAGTAAGAAAGGCCATTGCAGAAAAGGATTATGAAACATTTGCAGCATCATATCCAGGTACTAAAGAAGCAATTGTTAAAAATATTTGGCAAATGTTAACCGGTGTACAAGAATCAGTATTTAGTAAAGATTGGTGGGGACAACAATTATCTGAAGATATAGATGAAGTGATTGAAGGATATCAAACTCCTAAAATGGCTAAGGCTCATGACAAAAAAATAAAAAAATTAAAAAAGTTTCTGCACAAGAGTAGAGGAAAAGAATTTGTTTATGACTTTAATAATTTTAGTAAAACGGTATTCGGTGCTCCTATAAAAGAATCTTTAATAACTGAAGGTGGTGCTGGAGGTCATATGAATCATCCATATGATGCTTATGGTTTAACTTTCAATGATATGAAAGAAATTGTTTCTAGAGCATTAGAGGGACGTTTAGACATAGAACAAGAAGTAACAGAAAAGACTGATGGTCAGAATATTCAAGTAACATGGAAAAATGGAGAACCTGGATTTGCTCGTGGGGTGAAAACAGTTAGAAATCCAATGACAACATCAGAAATTATTGCTAGCTTCGAAGAAAAATATCAGAAAATAGTTGATGAAAGTGGTACAGATGCCGCAGAAGGATATAAATCAGTAGTAGAAGCATATACCGAAACAGCTGCAGACTTAACAAGTGCTTTAAGTAAATTATCACCACGCACATTACAGTCTATATTTAAAAACGGACGTGTTTTTGCTAACATGGAAATTATTTACCCATCTACTAAAAATATTATTGCGTATGAAACGGCAGTATTACAATTTCATAATTTGGTAGAATATGATGAATCAGGAAAAGTAGTGCAGACAGACTTAGCAGGTGGTACTACATTACAAAAAGTAATTCAAGATGCAAATGCACATTTACAAAAGACATTTTCATTTATACCTCCTAATAAAATGAAGCTAGGACAAATTGAAGATTTTGAAGATAAACAAAATGCATTCTTTGCTGAAATTGATAGTTTAAAAAATCAATTCGGACTAAAAGAAACAGATACCGTTTCTGAATATCATAAAGCATGGTGGAAAAATATAATACAAGAAAAGGCAGATCAACTAGGATATGATATAAACGATGAAATAATAGAGTTATTAACATACCGATGGGCATTTGGAGATAAATCTACTAGTATTACTAAAATTAAAAAATTGATTGACAACGATCAATTTGCTGAGTGGGTTTCTGCATTTGATAAAAAAGATTTTAAATTATATCGTAAACAAAATATACAACCATTTGAATCTATATTCTTAAGACTTGGAGCTGTTGTATTAAAAAACATTAAAAACTATCTTGCAGCAAATCCAAATGCAGCAGTTCAGGATATAAAACGAAGTATAGCAAACTTAACTAAACAATTACAAACATCAGACAATATTGAAACTATTAACAAATTAGAAACTGAGCTTAAGAAAATAGAACAAATCGGAGGCTTTGATACTATAGTTCCAATTGAAGGCATAGTATTCACATACGGAGGTAATACGTATAAACTAACAGGCTCATTTGCTCCAGTCAATCAAATACTAGGAGTGTTAAAATACGCAAGGTAATATTTATATTAAATAAACGGATAACACAATGGCAGAAAAACATAAAACAAAGTATAAATCACCAAAAGATTTAGAAAAATCAACAAAACCAAATACTCGTAAAGATATTAAAGATTATACCGGTGAGGAAGCTCATGGTATGGTTCCTAACTTGTCAAAAGGAGTACAGCCATTAGTAGTAAGAAAATATGCTACTGATGTTCTAGATGACGTTGAAAATATGGTTCCTAAAATTGTAGACCACATTTATAAAAAAGTTGAAGAAGGAGAATATTCTCCAGAACATGCTCGAAAAGTATTTGAAAAAATGCAATTAGCAGGAACTGAAGAATATATTAAAAAATTAGAACGAATTGATCATGTAGCTATTACTAACTCATTAGTGAAACCAGAAAATGAAGAAACTCTTAAAGAGTCAATATCGAAATTATCTGAAGAGCAAAAAGAGCAAGTAATTAGAAAATATGTTAGAAATAAAATTGCTAAAATATTAAGAGAAAGTTATGTATTCGAACAAGAAGATGCAACAGACGTAGTAGATACACCAGAACCTGCAGATGTAGACGTTGATACTCCAGACACAGATGCACCTGACGTAGATGCTCCTGACGTAGATGTACCAGAAGCAGACGTAGAAGTAGACGCAGATGCTGAAGCAGCAGTCGACTCCGATACATCGTCACCAGCACCAACATCTTTTTCAGGGGGCGGAGGTTCTAGTTCACCTAGTCCAACACCAACCCCAACATCAACTGATACTGCCGACACCACATCTGATACATCATCTACTGACACGGTTAATAAAATGAAAGCATCAGTTGATTCATTTGTAGCCGATATAAAATCAAAATTAGCAAATGCTACTCCATTGGAAGTTGCACCAGAAGTTGTGCAGCCAATTAAAGATTTAATGAAAGGCATGACTGCAAAAAAGTCTAAAGAATTTAAAAAAGCAATCGCAACAGCAATGAGAAATGCAGATATTAAATTACCATCTCCATCTCCATCAGACGATTATACTGAAAATTAAACATAAAAAGGTTATGGCAAAAACAAACAAGTTACAAAACATCAAAGCCGTTCAACAAATGATTGACGGTACTCACAAATTTCAAACAAAAAAGACTGTTGGATTTAGTGATGTTGATGCAACAAAAAAGAAAAATGAACATCATGAAATTGGAGATATCTGGGAAGATGTTGATGTTAATGGTAATATTACCATAGTAGAACAATTTGATGGATTTAGAACAAGAAAACCAAAAAATTCAGAAGTACTTAGTGAAGTTCGGGAAGAACTAAGATCATATGCTAAATGTCCAAAAGAGACATGTACTTGTGATACTAACTACTATCTTAATCAAAAAATGAGAGCAATTCATGGAATGTGTTTTGACTGTGTTATTGATATGGAACATGAACTCAAAAAAACTGATGAATTTGAGGACTATGCTAATAAAAAAATAGAAGCTAATGCATTAGCATGGTTAAAGAAAGCAGAGCAAGATGTTGATATGTTACGAGAAACATATACTAAAGCATCTCAATTAGTTATTAACGGTGAAGGCGAAACTGAAACATGGGCCGCAAAAATGACACCAGAAGAATTTGAAGAAAAAATCACAAAAGGATTTGAGTCATATAAAATAGACTTTTTAAATAAATTAAATAAAACAGTTACAGGAGAAACAAAATGAAAATTTGGAACACTATTAAATCATATGGTAAATGGATCATTGGTGGAATTATAGGATTATTAGCTCTAATTGCAGCAATTGGAAAATTACGTAATCGAAAAACAGTAGAAAAAATACAAGAAAAGATTGACGATAACACAAAAAAAATTGAACGTGTTAAAGGAAAAGAAGATCAAGTTAAAACACAAAAACGACAAGTAAAAAAAGAATTAACAGAATTAAAAGAAACTGTTAAAAAAACAAAAGCTACTAAAACAGCAAAACGTAGGCCCGGTCGTCCAAAGAAAACTACATCACAAGCAAAACATAATATTGTTTCGAAAACTAAGAGAAAACGATGAAACAATTAATACTTGTATTATTATTTCCAATAATTGGATTCGGTCAAACAGTAGTCGATACCTGTTTTACAGAACAACAAATACATGATATATCAGAAACTTTAGATGATTTATATTATAAAGATTCAGTTAATAATCAATTAATAAATCAACAAACAGATGTTATTGATAAACAAGATGAACTAATTAAATTAGATTCATTGCAATTAGTATATAAACAGCAACAAATTGATTTATTAGAAACTAACATAAATTTATATATCGAACAACAAAAAAAATTACAACCTAAATGGTATAATAATAAAGTTGTTTGGTTCGGCGCCGGTATTCTTACAACAATACTAACTGGCAAATTTATTGTAGGAGTAATTCAATAATGTCACAGCCCAGCATAAAACAAATAATACAGCAACAATATCAAATGTGTGCTGCTGATCCAGTATTTTTTATGCGGCAATATTGTTATATACAACATCCTAAAAAAGGAAAAATTAAATTTAATTTATATCCATTTCAGGAAGATTCATTAACCAATTTACAAGACAATAGATATAGTGTTATTTTAAAATCTAGGCAGTTAGGTATATCAACTCTATCTGCTGGATTTGCACTATGGAGCATGTTATTTCAAGAAGACTTTAACGTGTTAGTTATTGCAACTACACAAGAAGTAGCAAAAAATCTTGTAACCAAAGTTAGGGTAATGCATGACAACTTACCTAGTTGGTTAAAAGGAACAATTGAAGCTGATAATAAATTATCGTTAAAATTTAAAAACGGATCACAAATAAAAGCAGTTTCTTCTGCGACAACAGGTGCACGTTCAGAAGCATTATCACTATTAATAATAGATGAAGCTGCGTTTATCCGAAATATCGAAGAAATATGGATAGCATCTCAAGCAACACTATCAACTGGTGGTGGGGCTATTGTATTATCTACTCCTAATGGTATAGGTAACTGGTTTCATAAAACATGGGTTGATGGAGAAACAAATCCACAAACAGAATGGAACAATATAAAGTTACATTGGACGGTGCATCCAGATCGAAATCAAGAATGGAGAGATAGACAAACACAATTATTAGGAGAACGTGGAGCAGCTCAGGAATGTGATTGTGATTTTGTTAGTTCAGGTCACACTGTAATTGATGGTAATATATTAGCAGAATATGAGGCTACATGTACTGATCCTATAGAAAAACGAGGACACGATCATGGTTATTGGGTTTGGGAATATCCTGATTACTCAA